TTTAGTTACTTTGCCTTTTTGTTTACCAAAGAACTTGGAATCAACGGTGACCGAATCTCCAACTTTATGTTCAATGGACTGAAATAATTGGTTGCGTTTGGCAATGTAGTTACTACCTTCATCCATACGACCACTATTGGCAAGTCTTTCTTTACGTCTTTGTGCTGCAAATTCTGCACCTTGTGGTATTTTCTTATTAGAAAGTGGATTCTTTTGACGTTTGGTTGCGGCTGCAAAATTCTTATTGTTTTTATCAATCTTTCTTTGATAATCGTTTTCATCTTCTTGCACTGTTTCTTCATTCATTTCCGAACGCATGTAATTGGCAACGGTTGACAGATAATCTTCAGCCAGTGTGATTTTTGATTGACACCACTCTGCTAGATTTGTATCATCATCCAACATGTCATGTAATTCTTTGGCATGGTGCATGATTGAACGCAAATCTGATTTTGCCATATCGCCTTCGTAATCATACTCTTGTGGATCATTGGCTTCTTTACGGAAGCCGTGTGATTTAAATGTATCGTAAGAATTGGCTTTAATCTTTTGTCTTACATTTGAACCTTTTTTGTACACGATAATATCATCACTCGAATCTTCTCTTAGTTTTGGATGTGTCTCTTTCATTTTCTTCCCCAAATCGGTTAAGGCATTCTGCAACTTTTTTTGTTTTTCTGTCTTAGCATGAAATGGTACATTCTCCAATTCACTACCATCTTTTGGTCCAGGATTTCTATCGTACATATGAACATTTGCACCACGACTACCCATACCACCAATTCTGAAACTCTCTTCAACTTTCGATGCTTTCATAATACCACGAATCAATGGTGCTTTTAATTGATTGTGTCGTGGCACTGGAATAGAATGCTTTGCCTTCGGATGTTTGTACACATCATGACCACCTTTGCTACGGGCCAATTCCCATCCCGCTTTCTTCAAATGAGAATGAACATCACGTGTTTTCATACTTGACTCTGGCATCTCATCCAACAATTCAACTTCTTCATTTGTTTTTTTGTCGAATTTTGCAAACTTCTTGGGTGCAACTTGATCAACAAATGAATCTCCCATCATTGCTTTATATTTTGCCATTTCTGCTTGATGATGCCTTTGCTTGTCACTTCTTGGCATAACTTTCATAGCAGCAACAAAATGTTTGTGATACATTTTTCGTGCGTTTGCTTTATCTTCACTCTCATTCAATTCAACTTCTTCGTTTGCTTTAGCAATACCTTTTTGGCGTTTAGCAATGAAGTTCTTGGCAATGTCTCTATACTCATCAGTCTTTTTAGTAAAAGGTAGAGATTGTTTTATCTGCTTCTTGGCACCAGACACATACGATGCTTTGAGTTGTGCAGAAATTTCATCCAACTGCTCTTGCGACAGTGGACCATCATCTTCTTCGTAATTTTCAGACTTCATAGCATCAAGTTTCTTTTTATATTCGGATGGGTCAGGAAGACCAGCGGCCTTCCTGTTCTTTTGCTGTTGAGCATGAAGTCTCTCAGCAGCAGTCGGTGTTGGCATCTTGAAGTTAATTTTAAGTTTTTTCGTTGCCATGATTAGTCTTTCTTGGCCATCTTAGTTGCAGTTGCATACATTACCGATTTTGCATCGTCACCATAACGAGATTTGAAACCAGAAAGACTTTTCTTCATACCTTTTACATTCTTTTCTTTTTCTTTAGTTTCAGCAGATGTTAATGTACGCTCGTCCATTTGAACATCTTCTTGCTTCACTGCTTGCACGGATGGTTTAGCAACTTCTGCTTTCTTACCACGACCAGCATTCTTTTCTTTCTGTGCTTCAACTTCTTTGGTGAATGTTTCGTTATCCACTTCTTCAGCAACAGTGATACCAACTGCACCGTTTACGATATTCGCATCGATGAGTTCAACTTCGGTGTCACCAAACTTTACTGTTTGTGGAGCAATTTTATTGATAACTTCTATACCATGTTCATTGTACAGATGGAGCATCTCTGTGAATGAAAGTTGCTCATTGACACGTGTTGAACGTTTGAAGTTCTGACGAGCACCATATGCTTTTGGTTTCTTTTGCATATCTTCTGCACCATTATCATCATCTTTGTAATCACGCTTATGCACCAAACCAGTTTTAGTTTTAGTTACAGTACCAGAAGAAGTTTTACCTTCTTTGGCACGTAGACTTTTTTCACCGTCCGCTACAGTTGGAAATGCCTCATCAAGTTCAACACTTTCAAAATGATGATTGATGTCGTATCTTGACTTAATCAATTTTGACAGATACTTTCCTTTACCACTATGAACATGTTCACGACCACTTTCGGTGTGCTTTACTGTTACTGCATGTTCATCTTTAGTAGGAAATTTATGTTTACCTGCAATGTGATATTCATTCTTTTTGACTTCTTCTTTCATGCCTTTCTTGGCACGAAGTAGTTTGAAATCATGAGCATCTATTTTGCCATTTTTATTGGCATCAATCTTGTGCTGATTACCCTTGAGTTCTTCATCTACAATCTTTGATACTGCTTCTGCTACACCTTTCAGTGCTTTATCGTTGAAAATTGACATTTAAGTCTCCTATTTTTATTATTGAATTCTTTAGCAGTCCCATGCCCTACGGGACCAGTAGTTTGCTGATGTTTTATCGTTCGTACCTTTAATACCACCAGAGCGGGCACAGTATGAACTTTTACGGTTTGGTTGATCTTTTTTGATTGAAAGATTCTTATCACCAAAGTTTACTTTTTGTGCTTTGCCATCACCATCTGGATCGACATATACTTTAGACTTTTTTACATCACCCGCCATGGGCTTATTCAAGGGAACTTCTTTACCTTGATATGTTGCTTCTTCTAAATGTTGTTTAAAAGTTTTCAATTGAGTTCCTTCTTGTTTTGTTTTGTTTCCCCAATTTGCAGCACCTGCTTTACGGCACTTGACCAATGCACCTGATGCATAGGCAGAAGGCCATACAGAGTATCGTGATTTTACTTTGTGGTAGCAAGCATCTTTTTCTTCTACCAATTGATCTTCTGCAACCATAAGTCCACCACATTCTGGACATTCACTCTTAGCAATATATTCGTCAATACTTTCTTTTTTAACGCAGTTTGGATATCTCTTACCAAACATAGTTTTCATTCCCTTTTTTTCGTACCCTGCCCAACAGGCTTCATCAAAAGTTTCTTCTTTCATTTTTCGTTTTCCTTCGATTGAAACATTTATTGGTTTGCCTTTTCTATCTGGATCAGGGTCTTGTGCTCTTTTTCTTCTTGCTGCTGCATCTTCTTCTTTATCTGACATCGATGCTGCCATCTTTGAACTACCACATTTAGGTTTTGTAGTTTGGCCTGGCTGTCTTGCACAGGATTTTCCTGCGTATCGCCCACCCAATTGAACCCAACCTGGTGTACCATCTGATGATTTGCTTTTAGAAAACCAATCATGCAATGATGCATCACCCGATTTATTTGCTTCTTCTAAAAATTCATTAAACTTTTTCATACGAAATTTCTCTTTTTGAATGACAGTAAGGAAATACCCTTTTTATTCAACTCATCTTCTTTTTGATCGCCAATAGATGCAGTTGTTGTGTCACCCGTCAATTCAGAAATTGAAGATGGTACAACTTGTGTTGCTTTACCTTTTTTACTTAATCTTTCACCCATATCTCTTGCAGGTGATTCACCAGCACCTGCCATTGAAATGCCAGGTTCTATGCCTTTGTCGATTGACTCTTCGACTTTCTTGCTCCAGTTTTCTTTGATTTTGGTGAGGGTAATTTTGGGGCGGGGTTGACTTCCGCTTCCGTTGTAGGACTCACTGACTGGCTTGTCAAGGGCAGGTTTTCCTTTTGGTCTAAAATTGGTTCCAACTTTACCGAGTTGTTTTGCATCGGGGGTGGAGATATTTTGTCCATACATTGCTTCAATAGCATTATTAGTTGGTGAAGATATTTCATTTAGGTCCTCTCTGATTTTGACAACATAAGTTTTTCCAACTTTGTGAACTATACCATTGTTACGGTGTGCTTCTTTTGCCGCAGACATACGAAAATGAAACACTCTTGGTTTTCCATTTGTGTCCGACATAAGTTTTTGTTTTTTCTTTTCTTCTTCAAATAAATCTTCAAACGCCTCATTCACTTTTTTCTTTGCTGTTCTGGCACGATCATGACGATTAGGTTCTGTTCTAACTTTAACATTAGGTCCTATGGACTTTTCTGTTTTCTTCTGATGTGTCTCAACTGTCTTAGCAATCTTATCTACAGGAACTAAACGATCATGAATAGAACGGTGTGTTACTTTACCATTCTTACCGTAGCGACCAAATCCATAATACTCAAGACCCATAGTATCCATTTCTTGACTTGCTTTTGCAGTTGGATGAGGTCTTGATGCCGTACTAATTGGTGCTGTATCTTTTTGTCCTAACTGAGTTGCAATCCAAAACTTTGATCTTTCGTGTTTAGGTGGTGAAGAAACAAATTTTTGAATTTCTTTGTAAATCTGCTGCATCTCTCCTTTTTTTGCTTTGACAACATCAGGTGGTGCTTGACGTAAATCTTCCGAGTTGTCAAACTCAATGTAATTATTACGAAACACCTTACTAAACTCTGCACGTGCTGCTTGCACTTCTTCCCATTTTTGTTTACGAATGTTTTCTGGTACTGTACGACCGCCATTCTTACCTCGTTCAATATTTCTTGCCTTCGACACTTCATCATCAGTATTAACCATGACCATAATTGTATCGTAACCTAAATCTTCAAGACGTTTTTTAATCTCATTGTATTCTTTTGGGTTGGCACCTGTGCCATTGATAATTAGTCCATTGCGACCTTGAATTGCCATACGATGGCGAATCTCAGTAATGTCTTTAGATTTTTTGCGAATTACATTTCTCTGTGCTTCTTCGTCGTCCGGCATAGTTTTATCCAGACCTTCTCTATCCAACAAATACTCAAACGCTTTATCCGAGTTAATCTCAACCATACCATGTCCATCAAGTGTGTTTGATAGGACATAATCTTTACCAGAACCTGGACCACCTGCTAAGAATACTGCTTTGAATATTGCTTTATCATGTACACCTTCAGTCAGTGTTTCTTCTTTGACTGTATGATAGTATGCTTCAGCATCTTTTTTGGATTTGAAAGTTCTTTTTTGAGATGAAACTGTACCATGAACTTCATACTCAACATGATCGGTAGTTCTCCCTGCAGGATTTGTTTTGCGTACAATCTTGGGTTCAGTCTTTACTGGTTTAATTATATACTTACTAAATCTGCTCAAATCATTTTCACTGAGTTCAATTCCTTCCTTAAGATTCATACCTTTACGAACATCATTGTACATTTGTTTGACATACTCATCTGACATAGAAGATGGAGCACCTTGTTTGAATTTTTTGTAATTGCCTTTGACTGCAAACTCACGCATCTTACTTGCGGAAATGCCAGTTGTACCTTCGGCATCTGGATCACGTTCACCAGCAGAATGCACCGTAATGGATTTAAAATTGTACAATGCACCTTTATGTGTTCCATTGTATTGATTAAGATACTTTTTAAAATCTTCAGAACGATCTGAACCACCAACCATATGAAGATGAGTTACACCTTGTTTGTGTAATTTCTCCGCTTGTTTTAAATATGTTGGATGCTCTTTATCGGATGTAGAAAAATTGGTACCAGGAAATGCACGTTTGGCGTGTTTGAGTTTTTGTGCTGCGGTAAGAGGATTCTTCTTGGAGTCCTGTGAGTGTGACAGAACGATGTGATGAGAACCACCGACAGAATCGGCAATATCTTTGACTTTTTTGACTAATTTTTCGTGGCCAGAAGTAATTGGGTTCATACGCCCAAATGCTAGTACAGCATGTTTTTCCTTCTGCTCACGCAGAAAATCTCTAAATTTCATTTATCCGCCTCTACAGCAGGGTTACATTTTATTCTATTTAGTAATTCTCAACCGTGCCTGTGCCAGCAACTATGCCTGTACAATGAATTTCATCTAATTCTACCAGTAAATCTTTAGGTATATTGACGAAATGAGCATGTTCCGTGTCGATTACAGTCTGTAAAATCAAAGGAATATTATTCTCACACATCAACATATAATTGTCCATTAATGTCGGACAGAAAGAGAACATTCTAGTAATCAGTAGATCAGTGGCAAATTCTTTACGAGAATCTGTCAACCAAGTGGGCATGCGTTTCTTAAACACATATTTGCCAGGTATCATGTGTTCTTCAACGTTAAACCCATCAGTCAAATCTGTTCTACCCGATATTTTAAATACACGACCAACATTACGCATAACATCTTTCATACCTTCATCTTGCTGTAAGAGCATTAAGGTCTTTAACATCAAAAGATTTTCCGCCGCACTTTTTTGATGATTGGAAGCCAAGTCAGTTATTTGCCTATCATCGGAAAAATCAGCAGCAAAATTGGCAAAGTGTGCAAGTGCTTTTAGTTTCTCATCATCAATTTTGGTTGGCGAACCATCAGTCAAAAGAATTATCGCATCTGGATTATACTTACGAATCGATAGTAAACCTTTTACGGTTTGATCAAATCTATCTTTACGGTTCACTACACCCATATCAGCATTCAGTGCTGAGGTTACAATAAAAAGATTCTTCTTCATTTGTTCAATCTCTCTAAACTTTCTTTAAATGTTTTAATCATCAATTCTTCTATGTTAGTATTTGGGTTCCATCCTAAAATACGCTTTGCTCTATCATAAGAACCTACTGCATACTTATTAACTTCTTTAGCAATAACTTCGGGCTTCAAAGGATAAGAACCGTGATGCAATATATTATAATCGCCCCAGTATTTTTCACTAGGTAAGAATTTGTATTCAAACTTGCCGTATGCTTTCTCAGCATAATCAATAATATCTTTTACTGATGTGGCTGTACCAGTGCAAACATTAAATATTTTTCCTGCTGCTTCTGGTGCAATCATACACAAAGAAATCATATCTACAACATCATCAACATGAACATAATCTCTTTGTTGTGTCCCATCAGAATAAAATGTTGCTTCAATTCCTTCATGAACACATCGTGCGATATAATTGATCAGTGGTGGAGATTTACGATGAATATCTTGGCGTGGACCAAATACATTAAAAAATCTTAGAGTTACAATATCTAAACCGTAGTTCATCCTATATGAGTCGATGACATCTTCCATCATTTTCTTTGATAGAGGATACATCAATCTAGGACTAACGTCAACATATTCTTTGAGTGGTGACTTAGACCAGTTCAAAGTGTTTTCATAAATTGCCGATGTACTTGCAATAATGGTGCGCTTGACATTTGAATGTCGTATAGCATCAAGAAGTGCAGCAGTACCTGCAACGTTCACATCAATGGTTTTGTACGGATCGGATTCGGCAGAAGGTAGTGAAGTGATTGCAGCAAGATGAATGACAATATCAATCTCTTCTTTTTCTAGTGCATACGAAATTGATAAATTATCTTTAATATCACGCTGATAAAATGTACAGAATTTTTTACCATCTTCGTAGAGATTTTGATAATATCCATTTGCAAGGTTATCAATTGCAATTACTTTATTGCCCTTCTTGGTCAATTCTAATGCAAGTGTTGAACCAATGCCACCTGCTGCTCCAGTAATCATAATGTTCATAGATAATCTTTCAGAGTATCGCTATCACGTGGTAGATTGATTGCACCCGCAGTTGGGAATCTATTCGTGTTGGCAAAGTCATTAATCAAAATGCGTTTAGAGTGATGCACACCCATAATCAATTCACAATCCCTGAATCCTAAATCATTAAGCATTTTTCGTGTTATATAAAGAAAATCTTTATTACGGGCCGTGCAGAATATGATTTTGCAACCACGATTCATTTCTTTTTTTATCGCATCAATATTACTTTGTAGGGGTGTGTAATCATCGTAATAGTCTTGTACTGTTTTGATGATAGTTCCATCGATATCGCAGAAGTATGTTGGTTTGTCATTATATTCAAACCAATCTTGTGCTGTACCAACATCAATAAAGTTTCTAACATCTGCCTCAACGAAAATCTTACCGTCGGAAATCATCTTGTCGATAATGTTGGAAACAAATATCTCACCACCAAACGATAGATTCTCATATGCTTCGCAGTAATCGCCAGCACGTGCGAATTGATAACCACCAGCACAGAAATGATTGCTAACAATTTGCTTCTCTATAACCGTGTTGATTATACGTTGTTCGTTTGAAAGTGTATAACTCTTTGCTGGAGCATTTCTGATATTTGGATTGTCAGATAACTTTGAAACGTAGATTGCATTGCCTTCTACCACATCGGTTTCGTAGAACCCATCACAATCTTTAATTAGAATTGATGCATTCGGATTAATATCTGCTTTTTTAATTCCAAGGTATGCTGTGTGTGCAGGTCCAGATGTTTCTTCATCCAAAATAATTATGCGAACTTTGCCATCAAATGCCTCACTCACTTTTTGTCTGGCATTATATTTTTCATCGTGCTGTCGCAAAATGATCACCGTAATCTTATGAACATCAATAAAATTCTTTGCTGCTTTCGTTATCATCAACTCACCAGAATAATCTGTTAGCAGATATTTTGGTCGCATATCAGGGAATCTGGTCGATAAACCAGCACAAGGCATAATTATTTCCATAGTAATGTAATCTTATCTCTCAAAAAGGTTTCATCTTCAACAGTTTTAGCATAAGGTAAAACACGAAGAAGCATCAATATTAATAGGTAATCATTGTTGTAGTGTTCATATTTACTTAGCATCTTATCCAAAACTTGTAATTTAGGATCAAAGAAAACTTTCTCATTTCGAATAAACCATTTACAAATTATGTCCTGACGTAACTTAGCAAGATCAAACACATACGAACTATAATCAGTTGTCAAAGGATCGATTAAAACGAAATCTTTTGCTTCGGCATCATAAAGAATATTCTGTAATGTCATGTCACCATGATACTCAGACATCGGTAAGAATTTAGGTAATCTGCTAATTAATTCATCGGCAGTAAATGGTAGATTGTATGCACCAAAATTAAATCCACTCAATTTGTTAAAATATACTTTAGAATAATCTGCTTCAATACAATTCTCAGAAAGTGTATCTATCGTATTGATCAGAAAATTGCCTAGTTCAAATGCAGGATGTGTTGAAAAATATTTGATTATATCAAAGTTTTTGATGTATTCCATATCATAGTATTCTCCTACGATTTCATATATGAGTGGCGTTCGCAACCCCAAGTGAGCAAGAGCATCGTATCTTTCCAAGTTTCTTTGAATGTCGCCAGACTTGCGAACAAAGATATGGCCATCTTCTTCCATAATCTTTACTTCACTATTAGAGTAACCCATAAGTTTCCTTATTATTTTTGCCAATGTTCAAAATCTTCCCTAATCAGAGAGTGTGGCGTTCCATTATATGGTCCAGGTGGAAATGGATGATTGATATCACAATACATTAATTTCTCACCAACAAGTCCAGTTCTTTTCCAATTAGCACTCATAAAATCTTCACACATATATTGTACACCAGAATTATAGAATGTGTCAATCCAATGATATGCTGCTGCATAATCATCCATGTTCTCTGATGAAGAGAATGCAAATTGATCATTACCAAAATCTCTAGTTGGTACCATACGGCAATTTGGAATGTATAGTTTACTGTTGTCTAATTCATTAAATGGTATTCGTACATTGATAGCAAAATCAAATCGTGAACGAACAACCCAATCAAATGTCATTTCGTTTTCTTGTTCGTAGATACACTTCATCGAATTACATCGTTCAATCGCATACAACTGGGCATGAGTTGCAAATCGACCATCTTTCACTTTCCAGTTTGGTGATGGTGGTGGCGTGTTTGTGTATTTTGATAGATCCACATTCAAAGATTGCTCTACTGACCAGTTTGCTGGTTTGTAAAGTTCCAATGCTTTTGCATACAGATTATCTTCTGTTGCCCATGTATGAAAGAATACGGTTACATCATTGCCATCGAGAATATTCTTTTTATGAAATTGGTAACCCGCTTCGATCATTCGCGGTTGTCCAACTAAACATAATGCTATCTTCATAAATCTTTTCCAGTGCCATCACGATTGTCGGTGATACCAAAAGGTTTCAATGCTTCTCTTTCAAATACAACCATGCTGTTATAAAATGCCACAGAGTATAAACAATGATAGTTCGATAGAACTTCAGGCATAATTGGTTGACCTTGAAAATGCTGTTGATTGAGAATGTCAGTGGTGCGTTTAGCATGTTCAGTAAATGTGTTAGCACCACGGAAGGTACCACCCCACGGTTGTGGCCAATAACTTGTATGTGTATCTTCACAAATGAATACACCACCAGGTTTTAGTTTTGGAAATAGTTTATTGAGTGTAGTGATCTGATGATGCATTATGTGTGAACCGTCATCAATAACAATATCAAATCCTTCTTGGTCTGATAAAAACTTATCCCAAAACTCAGGAGAACTTTGATCACCCATCACAACTTTAGCATTACCTTCATATTTGTAATCTAAGCATTCGGGATTAATATCGATGCCAATCACTTCAGTGCCTTCACCAAAGTATTTCAACCACATCTCGATTGAACCGCCACCAAGAACACCAATCTCAAGAATTCGTGGTGCTTTACCGATGAACTTGCTTAGATGTCGTTCATATACGTCAAAGTATCCAGACCACTTAGTCGAACCTTTTTCTAAGTTCCAGAAAATCTCTTTTAAATTATTTGTCGTCATATTTTGCCTCAATCACTTTCTTCCACTCAGGGACACGGTCATATTGATGTACTATAGTATACTCTATTCCAGTCGAAGTTACAACCATATCATCGTCTAATTTTGGTGATGGTTCAAGTAGAAATGGACGGAACTGTTCTATCTTACTTGGATCGGCAGTTGTGCCTAACTGACACGCCCATCCATCTTCTGATTGTGTATACTTAGAAGTTTTTAAATATGGATGTTGTGAGATCAAGAAATTGAATGTTGATTGGTCACAGATTTTGATTGGACGACCAAGACATGAGGCAAAGATATTCATGCATAAATCTTTCATTGCATATCCACGACCAGCAAGAACACCTACATTAAAAATGGTATTATTTTTGAAATCTTCATAGATTTGTGTGCCGAATGTTTCTCGTAGGTTTTGGTCGCCCCATGGCTCATCTTTATACTTTATACTCTCAGATGAGAATACTAAATTACCTTTATTATATTGAGATGATGGATGAGATATATGCATTTGATCGAAAGTGTGTCCTAAATTTTCTTCTAACCATTTGGATGGATTTCTTTGAAACACCACATCTTTGACATCGGTAGTGATTACAAACCGATATTCATTATCTCTAAGAAGTTGATAGATGTGGTAGAATCTCTCAACATGAACCATCATGTTGGAGTTATATGTTAGATTATCGTTTTCGTCTTTATTGAATGCAATGATACCGAAACCTGCATCGGAAATTTTACCTACGGTTTCTTTATCACAATTCATGAGAATCAGGACTTTATCACCTTCAAATCCTGATGCGTTGATTGAATTAACCCAATACTTTAATTTCGACCAATCATAGTTCGTGGCACAGCCAACGATCAAATCCTTCATAATATCCTCACGTAAAAATTAATTAAACTGTTTCTTATATAGTTTCTTACTTTGACCAGGAGTATCTTTAATATATTTGTTTGTAAGTTCTGGTCTACCCCACTCACCAGCACCCGCCTTTGAAACGAACTCTTGTTTTTCACGGATTGGTTTATTTGTCAAATACGCCATATCCTCTTTATTGTTAAATTCTTTTACCCAAGTAAACTTTGTTGATGCGGGTATCCATTTCTGACTAATACTCTTCTTGCCTCTGGAAAAATCAGTATCAACCATTAACCAATCTTTGTCTTTACTAAAAGCAACGGTGTGTGCCTTTTTCAGTATTCGAACAATTTTTCCAGTCTTTTCTAGTTTGCCTAGGGTTATCACATCCTTATCATAGATATTAGTTTCAAGTAAATGTTCTTTAAATGTTTTCATTATCCTCTGGTCAATCCTAATATTTTCTGAATTTGTTTTTCAATAATTGGACCACGATTAGGCCAATGTATATATGGCTGTGCTTGTGACTTTAACAGATTGGTTAGAAAAGGCATGATAATCTTTTCTACTTGTGCCAATCTTGTTTTGTATTCTTCTACAGTTTCGTCTTTCTCGGCAATGACTGCTTCATACTCTGCCTCATCAACTGCGGTGAATCCGAAGTCATCATCGCCATACTCTGCCATAATTTTATTAATATCGTATTCCATCATTTACTCCAATTTTTAGATGCAGTGAAGTTTTGATGACTAAACTCTAATCGATCAACCAGTTTCAATGCATTACCTTTTAGTTTATCTACGGCAACAAAACCTTCTGGTGCTGTGCTTTTGAAACCATCTTCCGTGCGAACAAAAGTACCAATTGATTTGATAGTTTCTAATTTACGAATGATCATCAGTTTTGCTTCAATAATCATATTCATCAGATCAAATATGTTCTTTAGTTGTGCAGCATTGGTACGATAGAATCGCATGACTTCTGTTTTTTCTTTGATGCGTTTCTCTTTGGTATCTGCTTTCTTTGCTGATATTATTTCTTTGTTGAGTCTATCTTCTACCCATTTCATCAGACCAGTTACATGTGCTCTGGTATCACGAATCTCTTGACCCTCACGCACTTTGGTATTGTTGTATGTTTTGATTTGCATCAGATAAGTTTCTGATGATGATATCTTATTCAGTGTTAGTGCTGGTATTGTATTAAACAATCTTCCTGCTTGTGAAAGAATAGAAGTAAGATCAGCAGTTTCTTTTTCTGTGAATGTAGCAGAGCCAGATGCATCGGTGAATGATGCATCACGGAACCAAACATCTTTTGTTGTTGTTAGATGACCAATATCGATATTGAATGATGCTTTCATGTTCTCAATATCTTTACCAGTATATGCCGTATGAAATACTACACCAATCTGTGCAGCCATCATCATCTTTGCAAGTTTAGTATTTGCTGGTACTGCATACACGATAGTATTTGGTTGAAATGTGATATACTCTTCACCTTCAATTGTCTGTGGTTTCAAATCACTTTTCGTAAACATCATATCACCTTGCAAAATACCTTTGATGCCCAACTTAGGTAAGTATGCAAGTGCAATCTTTAGTTTATCATTCAGGCCTTCTGATGGATGATTCTCATCAATGTCTGCATCAGTATAGTTTAGTTTGGCATTTTTATTGAACACAGATTTAGTACCAACAAAGAACTTACCGTTCTCTGGATTGATACCTGCAAATATGGCAGGAGAGCCATCCCATTTAGTCGTAACATTCACTTTGACATCGGAGTGACCTGCCAGCATATTACGAAGTGAACGCAGGAAGTTGATTGCTTCCCTTGCACCAGATACGCCATTATTCAATACATTATCTTCAAGATGTTCTAGGTGAACATTCTTGCCTTCTTTTGCTTCTGTTATGTATTCTGAAAATTTCATTTTGGTTGAAACCCTAATTTGTCACCATTTGGTCTACCTACATAATTTTTGGAACGAAATTCAATTCGTTTTTTTGTTTCTGGTCTATTTGCATTATCTTTCAATATTTCCCAGACTGGAATACCATCACTACCCATTCTAAATTTTACATAATAAACTTTTAAATTTGTTGCTGCTTCATATATTGGAGTAAAATCCAAGTCTTTTTTAGATATATTAACTAAAGAATTTTCTGCCTGTTGTCTTAATGGTTCGGTATATTCGTCACTGGTAATCCATCCCGCTTCTTTTATTTTTTTACTTTTTAAAAAATTTACTGCTTTTATCGGACCTTCTTTCCAAGAATTCGTTGCTAAAATTTCTATAACTCTGAATTGGGTTGTTGCTTTAAACTTAGTATACAATTTTTCTTCATCTTTAATCAACTGTAATACATCTCCAGGTTTTAATGTATTTGTTGTGTCTCCAGATTTTGCAGAAATTTTATATACTTGCGTTTTACTACCTTTCTTGGTCATTATTTTATAATCTAGTAAAGGTTCATTGCTTCTACCAGGAACAAAAACATAAGCCTCATCTTTTTTGATTGGTAACAATCCTAAATTTACAACTGCGATTGGACCTAGAATTTCACTGAAATCATTATTTATTGTGTTTATCGGAATGCTATCTTTGAAGGCTTTATAAGTTTTTTTTAAACTTGTAGTGTTTGCTGGTGATGGATTCACATTATATTTTACTAATGTTTTTAAATATTCTTTTTGTTCAGCCTTCAATTTAACATTTTCATCAATTGAAATTATCACTTTAGAAGCATAATCATTAAATTGAATATATTCATCCGTTATTGAACTGAAAAATTGAGGTTTTAATATTAATCCACCAGCAGTTTTTTCTGGTTTTGAAAATACTTTAAGAACAATTTTATTACCTTCTTTAACTTGAAGGTATCCCGATCTACCATCATCAATAAATGTTGAACCAGTAAAAAATCCCTGTAACGCAAGTAAGTGACCCTTTCTTACTTCAGGACTTCTTTCGTTTGATGAAATTATTACTTTATTCTTATCGAGAGTGTATTTTGTGATACCTAACTTTTTAATATACGCTTTGAATTTTGGTTCAGAAAACATTCAATACCCCCCTTTGGAGTATTTATACTTTAAATCCCCCAAAGTTTTTGAACTTGCTTGTACGTTCACGTTCACCGAAAGTATTCAGTGGTTTGTCATCTACTTGACCAGCATCGACAATATCCTCTTGTGCAGACTGTTCTACATCATACAGTTTCATCTTGCCTCTGTCAATGCCTATAACAAATCGTTTAAATGTATTGGGATCATTGTATCGATTCTTTAGTTGCTTAACCATTAACTGGTTCAGTTGCTCTAATTCTTCGGTACTTATCAAAGCAAACATAAAATCAGCGGTTGCTGGAAGGCCGAATGATTCGGATGTATCTTCTAAGCCCGGATCGCTGCTTGTGAACCCGCTACGGGTTGTCTGAGTGGCTGAGACTATGGGCACAGAGAACTCGACCGCTAGACCCCTCAATTCTTCTGCAATCGCCTTAATATATGAGTAACTATTGACATTAGAACCTGCTTTGATTCTGGCACTTGCACAAATGTTAAGGTAATCAATAAAGATGATATCAGGTTTGAAACTTTTCTTTAGTTGCAATTCATTTAACAAAGCCCGAAAGTGAAGTGCTGATGCAGCCGCAGTCGGATACTCTTTGATGATTAACTTACCTTGAGTTTTAACTTTCAACGCAGAGAACTTACGGTCATAATCTTGTTTACTGAT